AACAAGACCGAGCTTGTCTTTGAGAACCCCAACGAGAAAGAACGCTTCACCAACCCTGGCCTCCGTTCCTCAATTGAAGTATTCTCTGCAAATACTGTAACAGCTTCAAGATCTGGGGGATACTCAGTAGGTCACTTCTCAGAGGTTGCTTTCTATGAGAGCCCAGAAGAGTTGATGACCTCAACAGTCCCCTCAATCCAAGACCTCCCTGACACCATCAAGGTGTATGAATCAACAGGGAATGGAAGATCAGGTTTCTTCTACGAGCAATGGAAGAAGGCAAAGAAGAATCTCACCTCAACCAGAAAACTCTCCAACTTCTACCCAATCTTCTTCTCTTGGTTAACCTTTCCTGAGTACAGCAGACCCTTCATAACCGAGATAGAAAAGAAAAACTTCCTCGATACTATGGATGAGGAGGAAGTCTTCCTTCAAAAGAAATACTCTGCCTCTTTTGAACAATTGAATTGGAGACGGAGTAGGATTCTTGATTTTGATGATGACATCGATAAATTCCATCAAGAGTATCCTGCTGATGATGAAGAAGCATTCATCTCAAAAGGTACTCCCTACTTCTCAAAGAAGAGACTCCTCCAGCTTAAAAACAAATGCATCCCTCCTTGGAAGGTTGGAGATGTTGGGGAGGGTGGATTTGCTGAGAATGAGGAAGGTCCATTGAAGCTTTGGGAACCACCTGAAGCTGGGAGGGAGTATGTTCTTGCAGCTGACGTCGGGGAAGGGGTATCTGGTGGAGACCCCTCTACAATTCAGGTGCTGAAGGTTCCAGTCGGAGCACCTCAAATTGCCCAAGTTGCTGAGTGGAAAGGATGGATTGATCCAGTCATGTTTGCTGGGAAGCTTGCTACTATGGCTAAATGGTATAATGAAGGGCTGGTGGTCCCAGAAACAAAACATCCTGGCTTTACCACCTTGAATGAGTTAAAGCAAGTTTACTGGAACATCTATCGCTGGCAATACTTTGATAAGTTTCGGAAGCATGAATCTGAGAAATTGGGATGGGATACAAACATCTCAACCAAACCTCTCCTTTGTAATTACACCGCTTCCTGTTTAACAGCTGACATCCTTGTAATCCGATCAGAAGAGTTGATTGATGAGATGTTCAGCTTCGTCCGAAATACGACCAACAGTGCGGAGGCTGATTACAACTGTCACGATGACCTTGTGATGGCCTACATGATTGGGGTGTTCTGTTTGGCACACTCTTTCCAGAATCAATCTCTCCTCCAGCAATTAGGCGTGTTCCAAGAACCAGGTGCTCCTCCAGAAGAATCCTCTCAGGAATCAATCGACCGTGTGATTGAAAGGATGAAGAAGAACGACCCAACCAAACGAGATATGGAGTTGGCAAGAGGGTTGCTTTTTACGGATGACCAGATGGTTGATGCTGGGGATAGTAGTTGGTTGAATTATTAAAGTAGGGGGCTGAAATGGATTGGATGCAAATTGCTGAACAAATGAATAAAATGTCTCAATTCTACCAAAAACCAACACCATCAAAAAGAATCCCTTTAGGGGGTTTTACAAAGCCGATTAGGAAGGAAAAGAAAGATGATCTAACTTACTACACAAACTATTAAGAAAGGAAAGGAGAAAAAAAATGGTATTCAGAAGAACAACAAGTGGAGAAATCATGCCTCCAGAAGCAATCATTGAAGGGATTGAAGAGGATCTTCGAGACCAAGCACCTATCACCCCTCCCGACCCAACAACCTTAGGTGGACCAGCTGAGACACCCATCAGTGATACCTATTCAGGTTCGCTTGATGACGCTGCCACCCTCCTCCTTCGCCAGCTCGTCCCTTCAATCAGAGACTACGCTTTTGAGCTGGCCGACATTGTCTTAAAGATCCCCCGCTGGCAATTGGTGTTGGGAGCAGTCCTCATGCAGCATGAAAGTGGAACCCTTCAGGCACCTTCAATCGACCCAAGCTGGAGACAGATTGAGGTTGCAATTGGAAGGTCAATCTGTGGGTATGCAAAGTGTAAGAAGGAGTTCATCCCAAAAAGATTTGGGGAGGTTTTTTGTTCTCCTGAGTGTGGAGTTGCAAAAAAGAAAGAAGAGATTGCTGAGAGGAATCGAAGGAGGGAGATGGAGATGAAGATGAGGAGAGCAGAAGAGAAGGCAATCTTTCAGGGATCGATGGGATGATTACACTAACTCTCTTCCTTTCTCTCTACTCCACAATCATATCTACCTTTCTCTTTGTGAGATGGGTTAGGTTGGCATTGGCTCGGAGGAAAGCAAGTTTGATTATTAAACAAGATCAACAGGAAATTAACCCATACTTTTCTTCAGAGGTTCGTACTGGTGTCGACCTTCCAGCAGTGGAAGATGACAACCTTGAAGGGGAGGTTAAAGCAGGGTTTGAGTTGGAGATGGAAAGAGAAGAAGTTGGAGAGATTGAAGAGTCAGTTGAAGAACGAGAATACTATGAAGAACAGAAAACCCTCCAATCAAAGAGATGGATGAAGCGGAGTTAAAATGGCTCTCACAGAAGCAGAGGTTAGCATAAACAAATATCTTGACTCCCTCTATGTGGAAGGTTCCGCCCATCGTGCCATAGCGAGCAAAAATTGGGAGAACTCAATCAAAGCAATCAAAGGCGATCTTTGGCCATCAAGACGACCAAAATATAAGGTTAACGCTGTCATGAATTTCCTCTCCCAGATTGTTGAAAGGAAGGCTGCCTTACTTACTGACAGCAGACCAACCATCTCCGTCACCTCTCGCAAACAGAAAGACGACCCTCTCTGTGAGGTCTTACAGAAAACGATTGAGGGGATTTTAGAGGAGAAGAGTTTTGAACAGAAGCTCACCGAGTTTGTAATGCTGGAGGAGTACTTTGGTTTTGCCCTCTTCAATACCTGCTTCGATCAAGCTCTTGATTATGGAAAGGGAGATATTGATCTCGTAACGATTGATCCTCGTTGCTTCATCTTCGACCCCTTCGTGACGAGGAGTTGGAACCTCCAGCATGGAGAATACTGTTGCTTAGAGACGATCCGACCAACTGAGCTTCTCTATGAACAATATAAAGATAGAAGAGATGACATCAAAGCTGATATCTCGACAACAACCACCAAACCAGACTCTCTTGTACATAAGCTAAGACAATTGTTTGGATTCGACGCACAATCCCCCAACCAAAAAACATCCGTCATTCCTCGTTCAATTGTCAGGGATTGGTGGGTAAGAGACAGAACAACAAGGAGAGGGGGAAAGCTAGAGTTTCCAAACTGGAGACATATCCTTGTCGTTGGAGGTTGCCCTGTTGTTGACGGTGCCAACCCCTACATTGATGGTGGACTACCATTTGATGCGATGGAGTGGGGATTTGATGTTGACTCTGCTTATGGAAAGAACGAGATTGACCAACTTGAATCCCCCCAGATCATGTTTAATAAGGTGTTAGCCACAATCCTTGAGAATGCCATCCTTATGGGGAATGCGATCTGGCTGGGGGATAAGGATGCTCTTTCCCCTGAACAATGGGCAAAGCTCTCCAACGAGCCAGGAAGCCATGTTAAGGTGAGGCCAGGAAAAGTGCTAAGAAGGGAATCCCCCCAACCCCTCCCCAACTATCTACCACAGACACTTGAGTTGCTGGTGAATGGATTGGAGAAGCTCTCAGGGATTACAGAGGTGACAGAAGGGAGACGGCCAGGGCAGGTTACTTCTGGCGTGGCGATTGAATCACTTGCAATTATGGCACAAACAACCATTCGATTAAAAGCTCGCCAGTTGGAAGGGTTGATTCAAAGGATTGGACAGAAGTTAATCCCTCGAATCTTTGCGTACTATACATCTGATCGTGTGTTTAATCTGGTTGGGGAAAAAGGAGGGTTTAAGCAATATGTATTTGAGAGGGAGAAAATCCGAGAGGCAATCCAGAGGAATGGTACCTCCGCTTTTAGAGACTACCAATTCAGGGTTGTTCCAGCCTCCTCCCTGGCCATGACAAAGTGGCAGAAGGGATTGGTTGCAACACAGCTTTTCCAGATGGGTGCAATTGATCAGGAAGCCCTTTTGGAGGCTCTGGAGTATGCTAATCGGGATGAGATTCTTGAAAGGATGGTAGCAACAGCACAAGCTGGTGGTCCCCTACCAGGGAAAGGAAAGGGGGCTCCAGCAAAACTCCCATCAACTTTGCTCAGAGGTGGCCATCGTGAGACTGGGATGCAGCAACCACAGATTGGGAAATAAGGAGATTGGATGATGCCAGATAACCTCAAAACAATCCGAGAAAACAAACTCATTTCTATAATGATTGGAATCGTGTTTACTGGTCTTGTTGGTTGGGGGAGTTGGGTAACAAGTCAGACATTTGAGAGAGGAGTAAAGGTTCAGCTGAACCAGAAATCAATTGAATCTGTTTTACAGGCACAAGAAAAGACGCTTAGTATTGTTTGTATGGATATTAACGAGCTTAAAGGTATAGATCGTGAGCTCAAAAAGGAAGATAAAGAACTGAGAGAGCTTATCCACAAGAACCAAAAAGAGATTATGAACACACTCTTATCAATCAAAAATAAGATGACTTGGTAGGATTGGGGGGAATGATGAAAAAGTTTTGGATTTTTTTGATTGGAATCTTTCTTTGCTTCAACTTAGCTTTTGCTGAAGCTCCTGCACCATTTGAGAAGGTGAAGGAGTATGCTTTACAGGGTGTCTGTGATGAGGAAAAAGTCTGCCTCCTTGAATTTAAAGGAGCAGTAAATGGTGAAACATATCATATTGCTTTCATTTATAATACCCTCTTTGATGTTTATGGGATTGCTTATGCTGCTCTTGGAGAAGCTCCTTATGTAATTCTGTATGAAGGTAGGAGCAATCAATTCTTTCGAGTGGAAGCATCACCTCTCGGATTGGTAAGATTTGGCATCTTGAAAGAGGAGGCTTTAAAGGAAGCATTTAAGATTATGAGAAAAGTGGTCAGGTTGAACCTAATTTGAATAACCAAAAAGGAGGTGAGGCAGGATGCTAATCCCAAGAGAGGTTGCACTAGAATAGGCTTTCAAGATTATAAGAGAACTTGTTTCAAGAGGGTTACTCTGAAAGAAAGGAGATAAATAGTATGGAATACTGTACTAATTGTCTTGATAGAAACCCATATGATTGCATGGCAACCAAAAATCCCTCTGCAGATTCAGAAGATGATTTTGGATTTTGCAAGTGTGATTGTCATAATCAATTTTGGGAGGAGGTGAGGCAAGATGGCTAAGGGTAGAAAGGGTCCGAAGAACCCACGTAAACCTGG